CCCGCCCGCCGCCAGCCCGCTTATAGAGCCAAATGGGGAGATAACTTTATTCATTTTTGGACTTGACTTAATCAAAAAAAATGTCATAATTAAAGGCATGAAAGATAGGGAAATAGATTGGGATCGCAGAGTATACGTTTATCGCAACCTGCATAAAAACTGCTGGTCTGTGCGACAGAACGGCCTGATTGTTCAACATACTAAAGAAGTTTCGTTGAAAGACGTTCGTTTCTTAGTGGGTCAAACTGGACGCAAGAAAGTTTTAAAAGAAAAGCGTAAGAATGTTCATGCTGGCATTTCAGGTTACCTTATGGGGTTTCGTGAGTCACACAAAGATATTAATGTTCCGAGATCACCAGCGGCAGCATTTTTCCCTAACTCGGCACAGGTTGTTTACAATCCCTACAAGTACAAGACTTTTGTACGCATCCCAGAATACTCGTGGTCGCTCGTAAAAACGCAAGATCTAACGCCTGTAAAAAAGGCATCTTTCGCCTCTTTAAGCATTGACAATGGCGTGTTTGCCTATATGATAGAAGAATGAAAATGTTAAAAGATTATACCGTTGTAAATGATGCGTCCCTGATCACGGACACCTTCTTGCAGGGTTACGTTATCAGCAGTTACCAGAACTTGGTAGACCTCTTTGGCGAACCCACCGTACAGTTCGATCCTTATAAAACCAGAGCCAACTGGGTGGTGCAGTTTGAAGATGGCGTGGTGGCAACCGTTTATGATTACAAGGTACACGGCAAGCCTATTGAGGAGGTTACCGAATGGAACGTGGGAGGAAAGTCCCATGTCGGTCACGATAGAATGATGGAACTCGTATATGGAGAAGTTTTCGATGACTCTGGTTTGTAATCCCCAGCTACAAGAACACCTCGACCATGAGTTTGGGGCGCAGTACGATGATGTGCGTGAACGCTACGCAAACGAGATTCAAGACATGAGAGATTACGAAGAATCCGAGCGAGAGTATTACGAGTATATGCAAAAAGTATATGAGGCAGGTTTCGGTGATGACGACCAAGCATACGAAAATTCATGGAAAAGAACTGAAGCATACTTTAACGAACGTAACCTTAACTAACCAAAAAATGGACTACGATTACCTACAACTGCACCAAGACGACTACGGCTTCAACGTCAAGGCTTACAAAGCCGATGGTTATCCTTCATATTCCGTATGCGCTGGGATGACAAAGATTTCCTTTTTGGATTCTTTCAATTCCGAAGCCGAAGCGATTGAAGCGTACCCTGACCTCGTTGGTAGTGATGGCGAAGTAAGTTATGGTTCTGCTTTCCTAGATGCCGACCTCAAGGACGTTTCCCACATTCCAGACACACCTGACCTATATATATAATGAAATTAGAAAAAACACACATGAAAACCTTGGCAGACTTGCGAGAGCAAATCCAAGAGGACATACTAACCTATATTGAATCAATACGAGTTACACAGTCGTGGAAAACTATGGGCTTTCGGTACAAATCAGAGCTTTGTCAACTCGTAGGAGAAAGATTCAACCAATACACTAATGAATTACGATAGTTGCGAACATGAATACATGGAACTGAAGTCTCAATTCCATCAAGAAAGAATGCTTGAGCCGACAGAACCTCACGACAAAGGTTATCTTTTAGTAGACGACAATCAAGTGCAAGAGGCTATTGGTTTTCGTTCTATTGATGGGGCAGTCGAATACGCCTCGTCCCTTGAACATGACCACTATACAATCTATCAACTCAAAAAAGTATTATGATGACATCTCAATCAACTTTGGCCGTAAAGGGTTATATTATCGAGGAGGGCTTCCATCGTGAAAAGTGGCACCCTAAACAGCAGGCTTGCTGTGGCAACGGCAGGGCAACCCATTATTATGACATTACCTACAAGGTGGATTATCGCATAACAAAATTCATCCGATTCGATAGGCTAGAACATAGGGAACAGTTTATTGAGTTACTGCACGAAGCAGGTTACAGATACGATGAGCTGTATGACAATCAACCCATCCCACCTCCACCAGGAGGAACAGTACGACCATGAAATACAGTGAACTATACTTTGAGAAACACAATGACGATGAGATGAGTGCTTTTGCCCAACTCCTAGCTTACTTTCAGGCTTACTCAGTGAAGTTTGTCGTTGAGGATAGCCATACTTGTATTAAGCTCATGGTTCAGTGCACTGGGTGAAGTGAGTGATAGAGCGGGCTGGCGGCTGGCCGCCCCGCCCGCGCCGTGCCAATCCGCATGGATAGTGACTTTATTAGACCGCCTTATTGAACCCATAGCTGAAAAAGTTTTTTTGTTTTTTGTGCGATTGCCCTTGACTTAATCGTAAAAGATGTCATACTTAAAGGTATGATAATTAAGGTAAGAAAGACAGGAATCTTTAGTAAAGCTCGCCCCTTCAAGCGTGTGAACAAAGTTCTCCCTCGCAAGCAAAAGCACAAGAAAAGGGTTGACATTTCCTAAAAAATCTATTTAATTAAAGGTAACAATTAAGCTAAAAAAACTATGAAACAACTCAACCTATCAATCTGCGGTTCAGACCGCACCAAAGCAACCATTGAAGATGTCCTCGCAGTCGAGACTCCTCAAAAGACCGACACGTGGACTCCTATCGGTCATGGTTTCCTCATCGACCAGACTCGCAAGCATCTTGACGAGAATGGTTTCGATGTTGTGGACGAAAATCACAACCTCGCTCGTTTTGGGCAACGCTATTTTGGTCTTATGCAAGTCCAAGATCGCAACGCTCCCGAAAATGCAGACAGGGCAACTGTCGTTGGTCTGCGGAATGGTCACGATAAGTGCTTTCCTGCTGGCATTATGGCTGGCGATGCTCCTTTCGTTTGCTCCAATCTCATTTTCAGCAATGAGATCGTTATTGCTCGGAGGCATACCAAGAACATCGACAACATCAATGTAGCTGGCAACATCTTTATGAAGATTGCTAATGCCATTGGCAGGTTGCGTGAATCTTGGGTTGGTCAGGAAAAGCGTATTGACTCCTACAAGGAGTACGATCTTGGTTCCAACAAGGAGGCTAATGACCTCATCATCCGTGCGTATCAATCTGGTGCTTGCTCCAAGACCCAAATTGCTGACATTGTTGAGCAATGGAACAAACCCAACCACAACGAGTTTGCTGACCGCAACTTGTACTCTCTGTACAATTCGTTCAGCGAGGTCTGGAAGGGTAACTTGGGATTGCTTCCTGCTCGCTCGACTTCGCTCCACTCATTATTCGATGCAACTGCGGAGGCTTAATCCTCCCAGTTGCCCATCCTTCAAGATTAACCTACTATATTAAAAGATATGAAAAACACTGCTCGTACTATTGACCAAGTTGTCAAGTCCTCACAAGGACGTTTCGTTTCGGTTCTCGTTTCACGTGGACTAAATCGCATCGCTCATTCGGCAAAGGTGAGTAGCGTAACTTCTGGTTACGTTTACTTTACCGATACGAATAACGGTCGCCCCAACAGGCGTGTCGTTCGTGACCGTGTTCTGCGTGTCGCTTGTGGCAATGCGGTTTTCGCTCGTTCTTCGCTTTAATTAGCGGAGAATGCCCTCGGCTCCCAGCCCGCTCTATGAGCGGCCTGGCGGGCCGCGGCCCCGCCCGCCCAGCGGCAGACCGCATAAACACTGGGCTCAGGGCGAAAGTTTAGGGTTGACTTAAACGCAAAAACCTGCATAATTAAGGTATGAAAATTAATCCTCAAGAAATCACCGATTACAAACGCACGACTGACGAACTGGAATTTTTCCTATTGTTCTGCGTGGTCGTTGCAGGTAAGACCTCCGACATTCAAGCTCGCAAGCTGGAGCAATGGTATGATGCTCGTTTTTATCAATGGCATTCTCCGTTCGATTATATCTCTAGTCTATTGAGTTCGGGTTTGCGTGGGTCTCTCGAAAACGTCAAGATGGGGCAGTATGGTCGTCTTGTTAACTCTTTTCGGGATATAGTCTATCTTGGGCTTGACCTCAAGAAATGCTCGTTGCATGACCTATGCAAGATTCGTGGCATAAAGTTTAAGACGGCAAACTTTTTCCTGACTCACTCAAGAAAGGATTACAATGTCCCTGTGTTGGACACTCATGTTCTTAAATTCTTGAAAGCTCAAGGAGTTAAAGATGTTCCCAAGGCTACGCCACAAGACGAAACGGATTACAATTTCTTTGCAGACCAGTTTGCCGAGATTGCCAAGGCGATGAAGATGTCCGTGGCAGACCTTGACCTTCAGGTTTGGAAACAATACTCAAAATCAACCATAAAGGCATAACATGATTGCAGAACCAGTAATGGAACCTTCCCTCTACGAACTCAAGTTGGCGTCCAAGACCTATGACCCAACCTATGATGTGGAGTGGAACGAAGATGTGGACGCATGGACAACTCGTTTCGTTGACCACTACAACAAGGATGACACCATCGACTATATGTTTAATTCTAAAGAAAAAGCCGAGGAATTGCTTCTTCAGTTAATTTCATAAAAAACAAAAAAAGGCTTGACTTTAAGTCCAGACCTGTCATACTTTATATATGATAAAACTTGAAACACTATACAAGGTAGATTCCGTGGGGAAGCTACGAGAATGGACAATGGTAATTGACAGCAATTCTTACCATGCCGTAAAAGGACTTGTGGACGGCAAGAAAACCACAGACAAACCAAGAGTTGCCATTGGCAAAAACATTGGTCGCACAAATGCAACAACCAATGAAGAACAAGCGGGACTTGAGGCACAATCTCGTTGGGAAAAGAAATTGAAAGCAGGTTACGCCCAGACTCTCAAAGGAGCAGAGTCGAAAAAATTCTACGAACCGATGCTCGCCCAAAAGTTTGAGGACAGAGAAGCAACATTGGAATATCCAGTTTATTCGCAACCAAAACTTGATGGGATTAGGTGCATCGTTCAGAAGAAGAATGGTAAGATTGTCTCACACACAAGAACTGGTCGCGAGATTGAAACAATTCCCCATATCCTTGAGGAACTGAAGTTTTTCTTTGACCTGTATCCAAACGCTGTTCTTGATGGCGAACTATACAATCACGCCCTAAAGAGCGATTTCAACAAGATTGTTTCCCTTGTGAGAAAGCAAGTGCCTGTTCGTTCTGAAAAGCAAACAGATAAGGCTTTTGCCAAAAAGGTGCAAGCCTTTAAGGAACGCATGGTAGAAGCAAAGGCAATGATTCAGTACTGGGTTTATGATTGTCCACGCATAGGGGAACTAGATGAATCAAACACATTTGCCGAAAGGTTTGAAAAGGTGTCGAACCAATTTGAATTGGGCAATCCTTTTCCAGACGGAATTGTGCTTGTGCCTACCGAAAACATTTCGGACAAGGAAACTCTTGACGAATTTTATGCAGAGTGGCTCAAGAAAGGGTTTGAAGGTCAGATGGTTCGCAAGGATGCCTCATATGAAAACAAGCGGAGTGCTACCCTTTTGAAGCGTAAAGAGTTTACGGATGCGGAGTATAAGGTGCTTGATATTGAAGAAGGCGATGGCAATCGTACTGGAACTGTAAAGCATTTGGTATGCTATTGCCCCACAACGGACAGAACCTTCAATTCCAACGTCAAGGGCAACTTTGAATATCTCAAGGAGATTCTGGACAATCGAGAATATTATATCGGTCAACTCGCAACCATAAAGTTTTTTGAGTTGACTCCTGATGGGATTCCTCGCTTTCCGTTTGCCATAGCATTTAGGGATTATGAATAAAACGAAGGACGAACTAACGCCAGAAGATCTTAAGGTCATACTTGATGTGCTTAACGTCTATGACCCTAATGATATCAAACACGTTTATTCGGCTATGGGTTCCCAGGAGTTTATAGCTGAAGTTAACGACACGTTTCAGAAAGTGTTATCCTTTGTAAAAAAAGGATTGACTCTTCGATCAAATCTGTCAAACTCAATACATGGAAATTCAACAACAGATTGCGATTGGCTCAAATGAAGTTGCCAACCTTATTGAACTGCACCAAGACCTATTAGAAGATAACGATAAGATTTGCCAAATCGTCCACATAGGTCGTTGCAGTCTAGAGTTTTTTATGGCATCTGGTAATGACACAAGAGCATTGTATGAGGTGCTTAATACCAGAATAAAACTTATGGAGTTTCTGGGCTTAATGTAATTTATTTGCCCGAGTGGTGGAATGGTAGACACTACGGACTTAAAATCCGTTGCCCCAACAAGGCGTGAGGGTTCGACTCCCTCCTTGGGCACCAAGCAATTGACTCTATAAGCGGTCTGGCGGCTGGGCGCCCCGCCCCCGAAAAAAGTCAAGCGCAAAAAAGATTATTTTTTCCGTTGACATTGCCCCTAATTCTGTCATTATTGTAAGCATGAACCTATTATCGACACCAAGTAAGATGCCGTCCTATTCCTTTAACATTCCAGCGTTAAAGTATTGCCCTGCCGCCAAAATCATCCTGAACCTTGCCAAGAAAGCAAAGGAAGCAATGGACAAGATCATTTGCTCAAGTTGTTATGCCTGTAAAGGCTTTTACATGATGCCCAATGTTGCCCAAGCTCTCCAGAACAAGGCTGATTTCATCACGAAGTCCATCCGTGAAGATGGCGGTGATTCTTTTGTGGCGGAGATGGTGAAGCAGATCCGAGCAAAGTATTACAAACCAAACGGAGAAAAGAAAAAGCTCAAGAATTGCGACACCGACCTTTTTCGTGTCCATGACGCTGGCGACCTATTTTCTGGTGCGTATATAAATTGTTGGATAAGAATCTGCGATGCGTTGCCCGATATTCGTTTTTGGTTTCCGACACGTGAGCATGTCCGCGTAGACCAAATGCCTCATTTGCATCAATTAGCTTTATTGCCAAATGTTTGTCTTAAACCTTCCGCTTTACGCTTGGACGAACCCGCTCCGAAGATTAAAGGATTAGATGCTGGCACTGCCGTTTATACATCCGAGGAAAAAGCGGTTGCCGATGGTCATTACATTTGCCCTGCCACAATCCACGCCTATCGTCTTGGCAAAAAAGCATGGCGGAAAGTTGAGAAAAAAGAGAGGGCTAAACTTTCGTCTTGCAAAGGCAATGGATGTAAGCTATGCTTTATTAAAGGTTGCAATAAGGGTATTGCATACATGGCACACTAAACAAAAGGAAAAAATGATAGAAGTGACGGGGTTTTTAGTTATTATTTTAATGTATTACGTTTTTCTTTCAGGACAATAAAATGACTATATTAGACACACCAGAAGCAATTGATGGTTTTCGTGTTCGGGTTTTGCTCCGTGCGCTCAAGTTAGAGTGTCTTGGAATGAAAAGGGGAGGACAGTCCGTCTATAGCATCGTCAAGAATGAGTTTGGGTTCAAGGGCAATAAGCAAAAGGTCTACGCCCAACTGGAGGAATGGATCAACGACAATCCGTGAGGAGCTTAATAACATTACTTTTTTTGAGCGTCTCACTTTTTGGGGAGTTAAGAAATAGGCACGTTGCCGAGGAATGGAACAGTCGCGCAATAAATATTGAGCGGAGCGTATTTTCCCAACAAAATGCGTGGCACTACTTAAGTTGGTTTGGGGTGTATTATCAAACCGAGGAGTGGTGGATTTATCATTGCGAAAAGGGTTGGCTTTATCCTGAAGGCGATAATAATCTGGGGGCTTGGTTTTACTGGGAAAAGACAAATACTTGGATTTGGATGCGTGCTGATGTATATCCTCTGGCCTGGAATAGTGGCACACAGGCATGGTTTAATTTTTGTGGTGACCCGCTAGCCCAGTCATAGAGCGGGCTGGCGGCTAGGCGCCCAGGCCGCCCCGCGGCAGGCCGCATAAACACTGGGCTCACGGGCGACACTTAAAAAAACTTTATTTTTTATGATTTAAGGGTTGACTTTACCTGTATACCTGTCATACTTAAAGGCATGAATAGTAAAGAAAGAATGAATGAATGGAAAAAGCTTCCTGCGAATACTATTGCGTGGGAAACTTTTAAACGTCTTGTCGGTCAATTCGGCAGGGACGAAGGGATCAAGAAAGCGCAAAAGATTATTGCAAAAAAGTCTTGACAAAAACCACTAATCTGTCAAACTAGACCCATGAGTAAAAGATATATAGAACAGAACAAAACCTCCAAGTATGCCACAAAGTATTCTCACACAGGCAAACTGCCGTTGGTTCAATCATTAACCGATCCAAATGTCATGGTGCGTCCGAAGGTTCGCACCGCCCAAGAAAAGAACAAGAAATGAAAGACAACGACATAGTAGTTTATAAACTCCTCGATGAGTTTAATCGCTCAAGGGAAGCAATCGTTCAATTTTTGCGTAACAAAGGATTCTCCTGCGAGCAAGCCCACGCAAAGATCATGCGCTATCAAAGCGAAACCCAGATTGCCTATCGTGAATTTAAGAACACAGGCTTTACCGATGGCGGTGTCCAGTTTACGATGGAAGACGACCAAAAGGATTTTGGGAAAGATTATTTTAAACCCGAAGAAAAGATAAAAATTAACTTGGATGATATTGGGGAATTCCCACAATTGTAAGCATGAATAAACTAGAAAACGCTCTCGCTTGTCTCGGCATTGATCCCAGCACTTTTGAAGAATGGAAAGCTGATGTCGGGACTGACAAACTTGTTGCGGAAAATGGATTGCTCAAGACTACGGACGAAGATGTGCGTGATGAACTTGGGCAACTCGATACATCAGTCGAGGATGATCCGATAGACGAAGATGACGAAAACCAAGTAGACATGGATGTGCTGTCTCCACACATGAGAGAGGTATACCAGTAATGTGGGCGTTACCCTTAATCTGTGTAGTTATCTATGCTTACTTAATAGTATTGGTTATTGGATCAAATGCAAACGATTGACACTGTAGAAACTAATCCCGAAATACGAGAGATGAATCTGACTTATAGGCAACTTGTTGATCATCTTCTCGACTTGCTCAATCACGGCACGAAGGACGAAAAGAATGAGGCTTACGAAAAGCTGATGGCGATTTGTCCCAAGCGGGTTTAAATATCAAATAAGGCTTTTGTCGTGGTTTGCGCCTCGTCGGGGTTGGTGGTTCTCCTCGGCGAGGCCCTTACCCCGCATGAACACTGGGCTGGAGAGGGGCGGCCTCCCCCGCCCGCCGCCAGCCCGCATGGATACTGGGCTGGTGGGTGATGCGCGCCCTTATGTATAGAGCCTTATTAACATCTTATGTATAGTGTGCCCAGCACCTGGGCTTTTCCCCCGAAAAAAAGTTAAAAAAACTCTTGACTTCACAAAAATTTCTGTCATACTATAACTATAATTAAGATTAACCATCAGCCCAAAAAAACATGACCATCGCCCAACTCGCCCACCAAGATTCCACCGAACTCACCGTTGCCCTTTTGGGGTTTGACGCTTGGCTCGCCGACACCGCACCCACTTCCGAGGAGTGGGACAAAATCCTTCACGACATGCAGGCCGAGGATGACGCCCACCGTGAAAATGTCTTGCTCAAAGACAATACCGAATTTTCGATGCCTACTGCCAAGGAACTTCGCAGCTGGTAAAACCTCAACCCAAGAAAAATCATGCTCGACTTGAGTAACGTAGAAAAAATCACCGACCCAGAGGTCATCGCGCAGGACGCGTTCGACGCGGGTTGGGAGGGACGTCTCTCCTGTAACATGCCCGCGCAGTATGCGGACGTGGGCAACAACTGGCGCATCTGGGCAGACGAATGGCAGTCTGGTCATCGTGACGCGCAGGACGATGTCGCCTACTATCGGGCGGACGCGCAGGGGCCAGACGCGACTGGCCAGAGTGACTGGGCGATGGATCAGTTCGTGGACGAGTCGCTTTAGTTGGCTCTATTACTGGGCTGGCGGGCGGCGGGCCCTCCCGCCCCGCTCCAGGCCGCTCTATGACTGGGCTGGCGGGCGAAAGTTTTTTAAAAAAACGCTTGACATCCTACCCCTATAGTATATTATTGAAGGTAGTTAATTGAAAGACTTTTATTGTGGGGTCGTAGCTCAGATAGGTGAGAGCACCAGTCTACGCCAAGGGGGTTGATCTCCCCGAAACTCGCCAAGCATGAGGTACCGCTTGCAAGGTTGGGGGAAGCGATAATAGACTGGAGGTCGAGGGTTCGAGTCCCTCCGATCCCTGCTTTTTCTGTAGATCGAAAGATTGAACAACGAGGCGTCAGCACACGCCTACAACCCTTCGGGGAGAGAGAAAAAGGTTCACAATTTAGTTGACATCTCGCACTTTTTACTGTAAAATTATCTTAAATCAAAATTAAAACCATGGAATACCATAGCATTAAAGTTATCGACCGTTGGAATCAAGATGAAGACGGCAACCATCTGGAAGTAAGAGTGGGAATGTCTGCACCATCTGCGCAGGACGCAGTTGACTATATCGCAGACGCTTTCAATGTTCGCCCCGAAGACAAGCGTTACCTAGTTTTGTCCCAAGAGGATGAAAAGCGTATGTACGCTGAATTTAGCGACTCAATCGAAAGCGCAACCTTTGGAGGGTATGAGTTAGCTGATGGGTTGGCTTTTGCTTACGACATAGACGACTAATTGCTCTGATTGGCTCTATCATTGGGCTGGCGGGCGGCGCTCTCCTCCGCCCCGCTCCAGCCCGCTCTATGACTGGGCTGGAGGTCGATAAAAAACGAAAAAACTCTTGACTTTGTTTAATTTTCTGTCATACTTTATATAAAGATTAACATTATTAAGATAAAAAACCATGAGTAACCACGACCAAGCATACATTGAAAAGTTTCAATCCGAAGACACCACCTACAATGGGTGGAAGAATCATGCCACCTGGAATGTCGCCCTTTGGATTGGTAGCGACCAAGGGCTGTATGAATTTGCCAAGGAGTGTGGCGACTACGACACCTTCAAAGATTCTTTGCGTGATGTCGGCCAACTGGAAACGCCCGACCGAGTTGCCTATAACGATTCGGCTCTCGACCTCGAAAGCCTTAACGAATATATCAGCGAATTATAACTTGACAAAAACCTCAAATTAGTACATTATTGTTACCATGAAAACATTCGATGATTTAGCATTCGCAGTCCATCCCAACGTGGATGGTGGTTTAATGGCTCGCCTTGACCTTGGCGACTATCAAGTTTCCGTTGTGACCATGCGAGGCAAGAAGCCCCAGTATGGTGGACTCTATGGTTCCCAAGCCGAAGGCACTTATGAAGTTGCCGTTTTTGCCAACACCGAAGGTGTCGATGGTAAGGATATGGTTCACCTGTCGGAGTGGGATGACGTTCTCGGCTGGCAATCGCCCGAACAGATTACCGCCATCATGGCGAAAATCCAAGAGGGTAATGGTGCAAGCCTAAATCAACCCCAAGCTGTTTGGTAAAATGATTGCTTCCTCAATTGCTGTTTTGATTGTTTCGCTTGCTTATCTCGGCATTGGTTTAATAGGCACAGGCATCTCCATCTTAATGCGCAACAAATAAATTTTTGGTGACATGGTTAACCCGTCGAGGTTGGTGGTTCTCCTCGGCGGGTTTTTTGTTTTTGGGTCAAATATCGTATTGTTGGCCAAATATCGTATCGTTGGTCAAATATCGCGTTGGTGGTTCAACTGCATCGGCTCAAGCTAATGCTTATGCATAGTGATCTATGTATAGTCTATGCATAACGTTTTATGTATAGCGTTTTGAGTCATCGCCCGCTAGCCCAGTGATAGAGCGGGCTGCAGCGGGGCGGGGGGGCCCGCCGCCCGCCAGCCCAGTGTTCATGCGGGTTGCGGGGTGGTCATTAGAATTTCTCCGCCTCGTATTAGTTTTTCTCATACGTGCATAATCGCACAATTTTTCCCTTGCGGTTTTGGGAAATGTCTATATTCTTATAGGTATAGAATCAAACTAGAAAAGAAAATTATGACAAAAGAAACACTCGCCTTAATCATATCCGACAATTTTGAACAAGCAAAGCGTGGAGATGCCTTTGCGATTTCTGCCATTATCGGAGCGAATGATGAATTGGAGAAAATCAAGCAACTTGAAAAAGACATTGCTTTTGCCCAGATCGTGAAGGGTGAAATTGAGTGGGAAAAAAACCTAGAAAGTGCTTGACATTTTCGGCAATCTCATATAAAATTGTAGTATATTAAAATTAAGAACCACAAAAGAAAAAACCATGCACCACCTAAAAGTAGATATTGTCGATCCTGACACCAACACAATTCTCAAGTCCAACGTCAACATGACAACTGACGGCAAGCTCTCCGTTTGCGAGATGAATGACCTCCTCTTTGCCCAAGGTGGCAATGTTTTTCGGGTTGTCGAAGTTGTTGAACGAGATCCATTTCTCCCTTGGAAATTGTTTTAAGGGCTTGACAATTTAACCCTTTCCCCTCATACTAGAACCATGAAAAAACTCGAAGTTATAAAACCACTCCGCATGAACCAGTATCTTTTGAATGTGGGCGACCAATTTGAAGTTGCCAAGGTCATCGAAGATCCTCTCACTAAAGCAAAATTTTGGCGTCCTGCTAATGTCAAAGGCATGGAAGAAATGTATTGGCTTTTCTCCACAAAAATTTTCAAAGTTATAGAATAATGGTTATTGTAGAACAGCACCCAAACATCCAAAAATGGACAAATGTATTCCATGCAGGAAAATTAGTTTTCCAACTATCCTGCCGAGCTAAAGCCTTGCGTCTCGCCCAGCGTCTCGCCAAGGAAAAAAAGACCGCAGTTTTCGATGTCGATCAAAACGAAACAGTCAAATGATTATTTTCGGCCTATCAATTATCGCCCTTTTAGTTTTTGCATATCTAACCCGATAAAAAAATGATTGAAGTAATTTTGTTTGTTGGTCTTTCCCTTGCTTACGCTAACCTTACAACCTAAAAAACACATGAAGCACATTGCCGATTTATTTGCCAAACCGCTTTTGCTGTTGTCCCTGACTGCGTTCCTTTACGTCCTGCATATTGTAGTGATGGATTGGATTCGTCTCATCGGTTAAACAGTCGCCGCTATACATAAGCCGCTATACATAAGGCCTTATACATAAGGGCGGCGGGGGGCCGCGGCCCGCCAGCCCAGTGTTCATGCGGGTTGCGGGGCGGTCATTAGAATTTCTCTGCTCGGTATAAGTTTTGCTCATAAGATAAAAAAGTGAAAAAACTTTCACAAAAGGGTTGACTTTATCAAAAATTCTGTCATACTATTATTATATTAAGATTAAAAACCACAAAAAGAAAAACCACCATGATTAAAAAAAATGATATTGTTCGCTCTCCTCAAGGTCTCGTTGGCGTTGTCCTTGACCTAGTCAAAGACCCTGACGGCATCCAGTTTGCGATTTTCCGTTGCGTTGGTTCGCAACGAAAGGTTGCTTGCCCAGTTGCCAGCTTAAGCCCGCACAAGTGGCTCAATGTTGTCAGCATCCATCAGGACAACAAGAACCTTCTCGCCAAAAGTTAAGCCATGATTAAAACTAACGATAAAGTCCTCACTAAAAAAAATTCACTTTGCAAGGTGACTTCCATTCGTGGTCGCTTCGCATTGCTCAAGGGCATTGGCTCGGATCAGTCCCCGCCTGTACGAGTCCTTGCTTGCATCAGCGACCTGCGGACTCTTAAGGGTTTTCACGGCACTCATATTATTATCTAAACAAAAAAATCATGACACGTAAACACTTCGAGCTTATTGCTCAAACACTCAACAAGGCTCACAAGCACGACCACAACAAAAACGTGGTGCAAGGTATTGCCTTTGACCTATCAACCAAGTTTAAGGATATCAATCCCAACTTTTCACAAACCAAATTCATGCAGGCAGTCATGGCCGATTCAGGACTGTTCTTCACCAACGGAAAATGACTGATCTAAAACAATTACCTTATTGCCTAAACTTTCTCGCTAGGAACAGCGGGGACGTTTATTATCGAGCGAGTCACCAAAATTTTAAAACTATCGGTGACGCTTTGCGTTTTATCTGCGACTTGAAAAAGTCGGACAAGCAAACCCGTGACCGCTATCTTTACAAGCGTACAGGTCGCAGGGGATTTGACTTTATTAACCAATATTAAAAACTTTTGACAGCATGGCGTGCGGCGGGGTTGGTGGTTCTCCCCGTCGCACTTTTTCGTTATACATAAGCCACTATACATAAGGCCTTATACATAAGGGCGGCGGGGGGCCGCGGCCCGCCAGCCCAGTGTTTATGCGGGTTGCGGGGCGGTCGTTAGGTAAGTTGCAACTTACTAAAACGCATTGTTTGAATTAAATCCGAATTAAATCGGATTTAATTTTTTCCTCCGAATTTCCTGCAAAAAAAGGAGCTTTAACGGATTTTTTTTGCATTTATTTTCGTGTTTGGCTCTATTAGTGGCCTCGTGGCGTGTTTTTTTTATCGTATTTTCCCAAAATTAGTTTATAATGGTAACATACAAAATTGAGAAAGACCAAACTTTAAGCGTAACGGCAAAACCCTACCATCGGCCACTAATTAGAGAGTCGCCACAAAAGGGAAATTGAAAAAACAAAACTACGCTAACTTTAAAAAAACCACTAAATCCAAAAAAATCATGTTCAAAGCTACTCATTTAGTCCTCACTCCTCACGCAGGAAATTCCGCCTTTGGGGTGGGATTCTCCCCTTCTCCCAAGAAGGCAATCGCCTTGGCGAAAGTCAACGCCGACATCAACCTTGATAGGTTCGATGCCGAGCATGGCATTTGCTCCTCCATTGGCGGGGAAGTCACCAACCTTTTCAACGCCTCCAATGGTGTCCACATCCACCAAAACCTCGACCTTTAGTCCTATGACCAGAGAAGAAAACAAAACTTACCTGCAAACCAGAATTGCCAACCTGAAGGCTGAAGTCGCTGGGCTTGTTGCAAGAGACGCAAGAGACGGAGAGATCCGAGCTTGCAAGTCGGAGCTTGCCCGCCATGAACAGGCTCTTGTGTGGCTCCACAACAGGATTGCCACAAGCCTCTAATTTAACCACAAACAAAAACCACTACAATGCAATTCATTATAGCAACCACCAAGTCGGGCGTTTATCGCCTGCAAGTCTTCAATCGTGGGTTCCAGATTGGAACACACAACTCCGTCAGTCGGAAGTATGTTAAGCGTGTCATTCGCAAGTACACCGCTCGCATGGTGTCCTCATCCCATGCGGCACATGGCAAGCCTGTAAATGTCATTTGGGCATAGCCTTATGTATAACGCTTATGCATAGCTTATGCATAGCGTCTTATGTATAGCGTTTAAGCTCATCGGCCGCTAGCCCAGTCATAGAGCGGGCTGTAGCGTGGCGGCGGACGCCGCGGCCCGCCAGCCCAGTGTTTATGCGGGTTGCGGGGCGGTCGTTAGGTAAGTTGCAACTTACTAAAAACGCATTGCTCGAATTAAATCCGAATTAAATCCGATTTAATTTTTCCCCCCGAATTTTCCGCAATTTAAGGAGCTTTAAACGATTTTTTTTGCATTTATTTTCGCATTTGGCTCTATTAGTGGCCTCGTGGCCCGATTTTGTTCTCGTATTTTTCGAAAAATGGTTTATAATGGTAACATAGAAAATTAGAAAAGACCTCACCAAAAAGACTTTACGACACGCAACGGCAAAACCCTAAACTCGGCCACTAATTTGAGAGTCGCCACAAAAGGGACATTGAAAAAACAACACTGCGTTTCACTTTAAAAAATCCTGTAAATCAAAAAAAATGTTCATCCGAAATCCAAACGTCATTTAACGCCCTCCTGATGGTGAGATGGGCGCGCCAAGATTATGACAAAGAAAATTCCCATTTAACGCTCGTATGACGGGGAGATGAGCGCCCCAAGATAAAAAATTTAAAACCACAAAAACCCATGCAAACAATTTCTGATTTAAAAAACCTTATAAGCTCCGCCAAATGTGGAACCGACTTGACTATTGCCCGAACAATGGTTCAATGGTCGGACGTTCCGCCTCCCATTAAGGCGCTTTTATTCCAGCAGATTGTAGACAAAAGAAAAACCCTTTAAGACCATTATGACAAAAAACGAAAAAATCGCTCGCCTTGAAACTCACCTTGCTTGGTGGACTGCCAAGCTTAACCGCTCACGCAAGAACTCCTTGATTGCCATGCGTGCGTTGCATGTCAACGCAATCCGCAAGGAACTTGAAGCCCTCAAGTAGACTTTTATGTACGTCCTACAATCAACAACTAAAGCCAAAGATTGGCAAGCTGAAACCCTGCCGATGCCTTTGGCTGTCGCGGACAAACTGGTGCGCCAGCGTATCGCTCAGGCTTCAGGCTGTCGCCGTTATCGCCTTGTCAAGGTGCGCGTAGCGTAGCCTTATGTATAACGCTTATGCATAGCTTATGCATAGCGTCTTATGCATAGCGTTTAAGCTCATCGGCCGCTAGCCCAGTCATAGAGCGGGCTGCAGCGGGGCGCGGGAGCCCGCCGCCCGCCAGCCCAGTGTTCATGCGGGTTGCGGGGCGGTCGTTAGGTAAGTTGCAACTTACATGGGCGATTCATTTATTCCGAATTAAATCCGATTTAATTGCCTATTTAATTTTTCCCCCGAATTTTCCGCAATTTAGGGAGCTTTAAGCGATTTTTTTTACGATTATTTTCACGTTTGGCTCTATGACTGGGCTGGCGGGTGAAGATTGTTATTGTATTTTTCACAAATTCGTTTATAATGGTACCATACAAAATTAAGAAAGTTAACCACCAAAGATAAAAACCATGTTTAAAGTTATAGAAGTTCGTTTTGATATCCTAACAGGAAACGAGTCCGAGCATATCCTGCTCAAGACCAACCACAAGCTCCTAGCCGATGAGGCTTGCAAGGATGCAAATGCCTCATTTGAGGGTGACGTTCCTGGGTTCGAGTCTTTCGCTGTTGTCGTCAAAGTTTAAACACAAACAAAAAAGAAAAAACCACCATGAGCAAATCCATCTCACAACTCCCTCTCGCCCTTCAATCCCTCTTTGCCGAGCTACACGCCGAGCAAGCCGTCGAGCAAGTCTTGGATGCCGTAGACGGCACACAAACCAAAGCAACGTCCGAGGACATCATGGACGAATTTGTCCGCATCGAAACCGAAGTCGATGCCGATCCCATCGACGAAGACGACGAAGAACAGATCGACATGGACTGCGTGTCCGTCGAGATGCTGGAGATGTTCAGCTAAACTTTAACTATTATGTCAAAACAAAAAGAAATCGAAAAGCTCGAAAGAGATCTCGCTTGGTGGACTGCCAAGCTCAACAAGTCACGCAAGGAATCCTTGCGTTCCATCCGTGCGTTACACGCTAACGCTATCCGCAAGGAGCTTGAAGCTCTCAAGTAGCCTTATGTATAGCGTTATACATAGCTTATGTATAGTGTCTTATGTATAGCGTTCACAGCCATCGGCCGCTAGCCCAGTCGTAGAGCGGGCTAGAGCCTGACGGCGGGGCCCGCGGCCCGCCAGCCCAGTGTTTATGCGGGTTGCGGGGTGGTCATTAGAATCTCACTCGCTCGCATTAGTTTTGCTTATACGTATACAACTGCATGATATTTTTCTTGTGATTGCTGAAAATTCTGTCATACTATTATATAAAGATTAAGAAAATGGAAGAATCAAAAGCACAAAGAAAAGCCGCCCGAGACGCCCACATAAAAGCGCATCGTGCATGGCTGGCAAGCCCAGAAACCCACGCCGCTACAAGAAAAGCTCTGGAAGACAACGCCAAGTTGTGCATGGGAGAACCTTCGGGAGCGCAATTTCCACCTTCCCGTGAAACGCAGATATTGTTTGCCAAGCGATTCCGCAGGAACTTCTTCTCCGTGGTCGATGAATTCAACGCAGACCAAGCCGCGCTGGACGATGCCGAGCTGGAGAAGCTCGCGCAGGAAAAGGTTCGCATGCAAGGTTTGCAGCCAAAATTAAAGGCTTGACACTTTACAGAAAATCCTATAAAATTATATCATAGAAAAAATTAAGGAAATCACCATGCATAAAACAATTATCCACTTAAAAAATCTCATTGAAGTTGCCGAGTCCCATGCCGATTTCGAGATTGCTCGAACAGCGGTCAGGGATTCCGACATTCCCCGCATTATCAAAGTTGATTTTTTCCGCCAGCTTTCCGACAAGCAAAGCCGTCAGGCGTTCATTGAAGAATGTTTCCATGCGAGGGAAGCGCTGTTCTCCTCTTAAGATGGAAGCTCAACCTTTTGTTCTCACCACATTGCCAGAGCTTGGCAATGAGCCAGTCATTATTTCAAGGAATCATATTTTTTATGAGGCTAAAAAGTCTGATGTATTTTTAAACACGGCGACAGTCAACGCAAACTTGCACAGGCTCGCAGATGTAACGCTAGCCTTGGGGTGGGGAGAGCATACGGTCTGGCAGGTACTCCTTTAATCAGTTCAAGCACTCCCCCCATTTCGAAAAAAAAGCGGAGGGGGGAAACTCAGACAACGCCGAGGGGGCCCTTTTTTCATTCGTGGGGACACCCCCCACCCGTTTGAATAAAAGTATCTGAAGATATATAAACATAATAAAACGCTTAACCAAAAAAAAATCCGAAGGCCTAGGGAATGAGTGTAATTATATGTGATGGCACGAAGAAAAAGGCGAACATCGCCAGAAGTCCCCCAATCGATTGTAGAATCCGAATTAGAAAATCCATTTTTCTATATAAAAAATCACAGACTTACTGAAAAACAGAAGTCTTTTGCCGAGATCGCTATTGATCCTAAGACCAAAATTATGCTTATTAATGGCCCTGCGGGAAGCAGTAAGACTTATATGGCAATTTATGCCGCATTGCGATTATTGGCCCAAGATAAGGAATTAGAGCTATTATATGTTAGAACTATTATAGAAAGCGCCGAAAGAAATATGGGCGCCCTCCCTGGTAATGCGGATGAAAAGTTTAATCCCTATATGTTACCTCTCGAGGATAAACTAGAAGAATTATTGAAACCCTCTGATCATCAAAGACTATTCCACGAAAAGCGAATAGAAGCAATGCCAATAAATTATTTACGGGGAGCTAATTGGAGAAATAAGCTTGTGGTGGCCGATGAGGCTCAAAATTTCAGCTTTAAGGAATTAACCACTTTAATAACAAGAATAGGAGAAGGTACGAAAATATTTGTTTGCGGCGATTTCATGCAAAGTGATATTAATGGCAAAACGGGCTATCGAGCAATGTGCGATAGATTTACCGATCCAGAAAGTAAAAAGCTGGGGATCCATACTTTTCGGTTTGGAATAGAGGATATTAAGCGCAGTAAGATTCTAAAATTTATCATAAAACGACTGCAGGAAACGAATTAAGTGTAATTACTTGGGAGATGTTTCCCCCACAAGTTATAACCTTTATTGTTACCTTCGTTCTCAGGGCGCTGATAGATAAATGGATGCAAGCTGGAGAAGATCGTCGCATGGAGCGTGCCATGGAAAGAGATTTCGTTCATATGGAGGTGGACGCACAAAAGTCTGTGCGCGCCCAAATTCCCAAGCTCTTATTCGGCTGGACTACGGCGGTATTAGCCATCATGGCGTTCACCTGTATTATTGGGGTGCGCATTGTGGGACCTTTATTTTTTGATGTCCCTGTTTATTTTGCGTTTACTGAGACGAGCAGAGGTTTTCTATTTCTTATTGAACCCGTTGAGCATATAAAGTATCTGGAATTACCAGGAATTACATTTTTGCCTTCGGACAGTCATCTTTTAAGCGCCATCGCGGGAGCCTTTTTTGGGCGAGTAAGAAAGTAATGAGCGAAATAAGTATAATCACGGCGGTTGCAATTTGCATCTGCGGCGCCTTCGTTACAGGATCTGTGGCATTCGTAATCAAATCCCTTATGAATGATATCAAGCAGGCAGAGTTAACCGCAGAAAAAGGAATGGAGTTCGTGCGCTCAGAAATTTATGGGATTCGTAAATCGCTTGATTCCTTTAAAAGCGAGGAGAGGCATAAGGACGATGAATTAAAAGTAGCTATAGATAATACTCAAAAAGAGCTGAGACAAGAGGCTCGAGCCGATAAGCTTTATGTTGACCATACCAAAAAAGAATTAAAAGAAGAAATGCATTATTATTGGGGAAAAGCTGAAAAGGTATTAGAAGCTCGCCGACAAGATGTCTATATGCTTCATAACAAGATAGATACCATTAAAGATAAATTGCTAAAGAGAATAGAGAAGAAAATAGAGAAACTGGAGAAAAAGTAATGGAAATTATCTGGGCATCAATAATTAGCGCACTGGCTACGTTAGGAGCCACCTTTCTCAGCTTGTGGTTACATAATAGGTACGACACCAGAAAAAAAGAAAAAAACATTCTGCATGAACACTCAAAGCGCAATCAAAACGTTTATACCGCCTTGGAGTATACCATGGAAGAGTTTGGAGCTGATCGCGTTTATGTTTATGAATTTCACAATGGAGACATCTATTATTCGGGCGGTTCTCAACAAAAATTTAGCTGCACCTATGAAGAAGTCAAGGAAGGGATAAGTTCGGAGGCCCAAAGGTCCCAAAACTTTCGCGCCTCTAATTTCCACTATTTTATAGATAAGTTAATTAATGAAAGAGGGTTTTGCGGTGATTCAATGGAAGACATCGAAGACGTAAGCTTTAAGCACTTGCTGCAAGACAGGGGGGTAAAAAGTTTTTATGCAGTTCCAATCAAGACTCTTAATGGTAAAATAATTGGCTTATTGGGAATAGACTTTGTAAAAGAACAAAAAGAAGAGTGTATAAAGCTATCTCGTCTGAGAGATCAAGCCCGTATTATTTGTGGGTATTTAATCTAATATTGAAAAGTATTAAAAAATTTAATAAAATAAGATATGAAAACTGAATATTGTCCCCATTGCGGGACCAAGCATACTTATGCGGCTGCTGCACCTAAATTTTGTTCTAATTGCGGACAACCCATGAATGATACGCGCGCTTCATTATCTTCCGACCCAAGTCCAACGGAAGCTGAACCAACAGAAAGAATCCCTCTTCTCGATAAACTAGACTATACTATTGATATCTCTACTTCTTCGCATAAATTAGGAGATCTAATTAAAGCAGGCGCTCCAGATGATAAATTTTCTAGAGCAAGCCCCAAAGATAAGGGGTCCGAGGCTCATCTAAAGGAATCTATTGCAGAATGCCAAAGCATTCGGCGGCCTGAGGAAATAGGTGAGTAAAAAATATACTTACCAAGATAAAGCGGATGCCATAGATGTAGAGCTTCGCAAGAGGCGAAGCAAATGGGCGTTGCATTCGTTGGGGTGGTTGGATTTTGAAGATGTTGAACAAATTATCCGCCTTCATATCTATAAAAAATGGGACCAATGGGATCAAAAGCGTGCTCTTGGTCCATGGGTTAACAAAGTAATAAGCAATCAGCTTAAAAATATTATGCGAAACAATTATACCAGTTTCGCGAAACCCTGCGTGACCTGTCCCTTTGCCCAGCAACTTTCAGAGGCCGCAAAAGAGGCCAAGGTGAATAGTTTTGACAACGACCTTTGCGGTTTTACCAAAAGCGGCCTTCAGTGCGCAGAGTGTCCCTTGTACGCTAATTGGGAAAAAAGAAAGCAAGATGCATACAGGATTAAAGTGCCCTTAGCTATAGAGCATCATGCGCACGAGGTTTTTTCTACACCTGATAAAGGTTCGTTTGATATAGAACGAGCACAAGAGAAACTGCACGCGGAAATGAGAAAAGTTTTAAGCGACAGGCAATATAAGACCTATGAGATGCTTTTTATTGAAAATATGAGCGAAGAAGAAGTGGCGTTGGCCATAGGCTATAAAACCACCGAAAAGGGGCGTAAGGCAGGTTACAAACAAATCAAAAACTTAAAAAAGCAATTTAAAGAAAAAGCGCTCAGATTAATAGAAACCTCGGACATTATTTTATACTAATGGAATTAAACGACGAACAAAAACAATGGTTGCGAGAAAATTATAATACTACGCCAAGTTTAATAGAATTAACCCGTCAGTTGTTCATGGACGACTCCTTAGACGGCAGAACCAAGGAGGGTCGCCTCGTGAGAGAGTTTCTTGCCCAAGCGGGAATGAAATATAATACCACTCAGCGAGATATCCATGTGGTAGAGCTTACGGAGGAGCAAAAGGGATTTGTGGTGCAATATGCAGAAGATGGAATGACCGCCTTCCAGATTGCAGGTTTACTTTTTCCAGAAGTTAACATGACACCATTAAGCAAAGAAATGATTGTAGTCAACAATTATTTAAAAGAAAATGCTCCGTCTTTTGTGAAAGCTGAAGAAAGTTCTGTGGGAGACTGTTATTCTCCACCCACTACCCCTTTATCTGCCATCAGGAAAATTAATAGATATACCTCAGAGGACTTAAAAGTCGACAGGCTGAGCTTGCAGCAGAAAAACTGTACAGATGCTTTAATTTCTTTTTTACAGGCACCTCGTTTTTCAAGCGTTATCAATAATTATACTGCTCATGCTGACCGAGAATTGTTTGAGGCTGAATTTATTCGTGCAACGTGGGACAAACCAGACTTAAGTGCAGATGAGATAAATTTATACATTAATGTTTGTGTGGACTATATCAATCTAAAAAATATATCAGCTCATGTAGAAAAACTTAATAGAATGTTTAATGAAGCTGAGGAACAACAAGATATGAGCATAAGGTTGGCGGAACTACTTAAAACAAAAAGTGAAGAATACAACCAGTGCGAAAAAAGAATGGAATCACTTATAATGAGATTAAGTGGAGATAGAGCAAAGAGGGTGGCGAATAAACAACAAGAAAACGCAAGTTTAATTAATTTAGTCCAATTATTCCAAAA